GGACAATCTCTACCTTGATTTTCGTTAGTTCATCCGATACTTCGTGTGAGTTCTCCACCCTTGCGAGTTTAGGAGTCGTGTACTCTGCCATCTTGTTCAAGAGGTCAAGTGCGCCCTTCGGGTCATCAGCAGCAACTTGGGTGAGCCATAGGGTCATATTCTCAAGGTTGGCTTCTATGAGGGTTTGGAATGCCTCTCGTATTTTATTGGTGGTCTTGTTTGGTGTTCCTGCGGGTCTTCCTGTGTTGCCTGCTATGAACCTGCCTTTGTCATCTTTCATATCCGTTCAATTCCGTTATTTTCGGTTGTATCTAAATAACTCTTTTTGCGAGGTGGTGATTGTGTGTTGCTTGAAGTCGTTCCTTCCATTCTTTAATATCTCCGTATGCAACGTGGCAATTACGGCATAATGCCATCAGGTTTTCTATGGTATCAGCAATTTTGCTTCCACCCATCCCACGAGATTCTATGTGGTGTATGTCTACGGCTTGGCCTTGACATACCTCGCAAGGGATGAAGTCAGTTGTGGAGTAGCCCATCCCTTTGAGATAGACCTTTGTGTGGTTCTTCACCTTTGGTAAATCCAACAGTCATCAATGAACCAAGCACGAGGCAGCAGTTCATCAACGGCTTGGATTACTCCCTTCCAATGTTCGTGGTAATCGTCTCCTGCTATGAAGCCTCCCTTCTTTACTTTGGGTAGCCATAGCTTGATGTCCGCCTTTACCGCTTCATAGGTATGGGTTAGGTCTATAAACACCACGTCAAGGGATTCGTTGGCAAACTTCTTTGATGCTGATTTGGATGTTGCTTTGATGGCCTTGTACTTACGGTCTCCCATATTCTCCACAAACAGATTGTATATATTCTGCTCGGTTGCAAGTTTATGTGTGGTCGTGAGTTCGTTAGGTGAGCCTTTCCAAGTGTCAACGATTGTGATTTCTTGGGATGTTGCTTTGTCGCATAGGTATGCTGATGACTTACCGAGCCAAGCACCCAGCTCTACGAACGTGCCGTCTTCTGGCATATTGGCAAGGAGGTAGTCGTATGCTGCTTGGTGGTTAAACCACCCTTCTATGTCTTTTGAAGCTTTCATCGTAATGCGTTGTAATAACAAAGATACTGCTCTACGCAGATAAGTGTTCCTTGCTCGGATGCTGCTTGAGCAAAAGTACCATCTGCCTCATAGGCCATCTCAAAGCGCAGGTTGGGCAGGTCGTATGGCTTGAACATATAGCAGGCGGTGTCTATGTTGCCGACTCTTGGTTGGTCGGTAGGGCGGAGCCTACCTACTTGCCCCCACGTTACGATAGAACAGTCCAAAGCGTTTAGGTTGTTCCACTCCTCAAGGAACTTTGGGTGCAGCACGTTATCATCATCCAAATAGTAAACCCAATCCTCTTTGGTAAAGGAGTCAGCATACAAGTCAAGGAACTCGTTGCGTAGTGGGTTACCCATATCCCCAGTGCGGGAGGAGTAATGTGTAATTGATGCGCCTGTTGCTCCCTTGAAGTCGCAATTTGCGTCTATCATCACCACCCACGTTGCATAGGCAGGGATATGCTGTTTTAGCCTTACGAGGTTGTGAGGGCGAGAGCAGGGTGTAACTATGTAAAGCATCGTAGTTCGTTTATCTTATCCATCGTGAAGTCCTGAACATACTCGTATAACGATTCCGTTAGGTCAGCCACTTGGTTGGGGTTTTCTTTTAGCCTCTTGATTGCTCCTGCCCATTCGCTTGGGTGCTTGATGGCAATGCAGTTATCCTTTGTGATATAGGGTGAATAGGGTTGCGTGTTGCTCACTATCAAAGCGCACTTGCTAAAGCCTGCCTCAAGCATCTTTAGGTGCGACTTGCACTTGGCAAACTCCGATGTCGTAAGCGGTACGAGGCTCACGTCAAAGAACTCATAGAGCTTGTGGTAGTGTGTTGGTGGCATTGTTGGTAGCCTATGGCTTGCCTTCATAATATCGGGGTAGCCGTCTACCTCTGCCACATACCCTTGACAGCCTTCAAGGTTGATTGTGGACTCTCTAACATCTGCTGCGTGGTGGTTGCCTCCGATATACCCGAAGCGTACTTCATCGCTTGGCTTTCTCTCTACCTGCCACGTTGCTACGCTGATGGCGTTTGGAATGATTCGGATGTTGGTATTATACTTCTTGACCTTTGAGGCAAGGTGCTTGTTGGTTACCCATACCTCATCTGCTGCTTTCATAGAGCGCACGATGCGAGTTCTCATCTGCTCAACGTACAGACCTTGCAAGGGATGCGTAGGAGGCAGAACCCACCAGTCATCATTGTCAACGATTAGCTTGATGCCCTCCTTACGGCAGAGCTTTACGAAGTCATCAAACGGCTCTACTGGGAATGCACGGCTTGCAAAGATGTGAGTGACTTTAGGCCACATCTCAGGGTCAATGTCGGTGATTTTCTCAATAAAAAAGACATCGGCATCCTTGTGGCATATCAAGGGTGCAAATGTCCTGTGGTGTGATACACCAGAGTTTTGCTTGTGGAACGCGAGTACAAAGGGTCTAATCATACATTAGCCTCTTGGGCTTTGAACCATTGCGCCATCGCTTTGCGCTCAAGAAACTTCACCCACATACGAGCAGCTACTGCTCTGCGTTGGGGCTTGAAGGGGTAGGTGCTACGGAGCTGCGCCATCGCTATCCTCATAAATTGGTCTTGCATTATTCTTTGGTATTTGAGGTGTTGCAAAAAATGCAACGATTGGTTTTATGTTAAAGTTTGGTGTTCCAATAGTATTCGCATTGTCCGTGCTTGATGGGTATGCCAACAAAGAACGATTGGTACATATCCGTAGGGGCGGTGAAGCGGTAGCAGGTTTCTTTTAGAGGGCAACCTTCGCCTGTGCATTTGGTGATGTCGGTCATAACGTACCCACAACTGTGTACGAATCCAAGTCCTCACCCAAGATGAAGAACTGCTTGTACATTTCAATAGCCTCAAGGGTCTTGCGTTCTCCCTCTGCCACGAACTCTGGACTCACCGAGTAGATGCCTATGTCAAGGCTTGCCTTGTCAATAGCGACAAAGAAGAACTTGTCAATCGGCACTCCAAATAATCGGGTGTAGATAAACGCCTGCACATCGTAGCCGTACTTCTTTGCAGAATAAGGGAATGCTCGTAGGTCGGTTGTTGTTTTCAAATCAGCCAAGAATCCTTCAGCATAGATGTCAGCCTTCGCCCTAAAGGGCAGGCCGCCAATCATACCAATTTTTGGTACTTCAAACTCGCAGCCTGTGATAAGACCAAGCACGTTCTCGTTGCGCAGGAGCGCGTCAGAGATACGTTGCGCCTCGTTGTACTCTTTACGGGTGCAGAGGTTGCGCTTGCCCTTTGCATCCTGCCACGCCTTTGCGTTCTTGCTCTGCACCTCAATCACCTCGTAGTCCGCTACGCGGTGCGGCTCCAGAGCCATTAGGTGAACGAGCCTGCCTACTGCAAACGCATCGGAGTCCTCGCTGCCGTACTTCGTAACGTAGTGATACGTCTTTGGTGATGTCAGCAGCAGCTTACAAGCAGATGAGGATAGGGCGTTCTTGCCCAGTACTCCGTAGTAAAATTGGTCATCGTGCATCTTCTCAAGGATTGTCTCCATATCCCAAGTGCTTCCGTCAAGTAGTTCTATGATTTTCATTTTGATTCTGTTTTGAATGTTGCTTCATACCATTGGTCAAAAGGCACACGAAGCAGGGCATCGTGGTAGGCTATACGCAAGGTGACCTTCTCAATAGTTTCTATGTCTTTGAGGATTGATTCGGATATGTCTACCGACTTCAGCTCTCGGAGTAGTTGGGATATAGTTTGGTATTTCATTTGATTGGTTTTAATTATTCTTCGGATGCGACTTGAGTTGCCCAATTCATCCACTTAATGTAGATGTCATCGGCAAGGTTTGGTATATCCCTGTAAATGGATGTGGTAGGGTATGCGGTGGTGTTGGTATAGCCATCCTCGTTGTATGACTCCTCTATGTATGTGATTTGCATCTCGTACTCGTAGAAGTCAGCAACGTGGGCAAAGCCGAGCCACTTGGCAAGAATCTCATCGGAGTTCTTGTTGTCGGGGTCGTAGTCCTCAAGGGCATCCCAATAAGACTGCGGTAGCAGGTCTGCATCTTCAAGCCAAAACTTTAGGTCGTTGTATGTAAATATCATCTTACAGGCTTATTAGAAATTCGACAAGGGCAAGGCTGCCAATAAGGGTAAAGATAATCGCTAATGAAGCAACTGTCTTTGCAAGGTAAACTTTGAATTGGTACATCTGATTGGTTTTATGGTTAAGACCCCAAAAGGGGTTTCGGCTACTGAAGCCTCGTCGGTTAACCTTGCTTGACCTTTAGGTATTTGTCAAATAAACATTTAGCGTGCTTCCAACTGCTTGTGTTGAGGTTCAATACCCAATGTGGGATATACACTCGGCCGATAGAACCGCTTGAAAAGTAAACAATCCACCCCTCGTACTTTGAGTTTGCAACCTCAACTACGCTATCAATGTTGTGGTCAGCCCAAGTGAATACTCCCTCCCTAAATCCTCCACATATAGCGGTGTACTCTCGGTCGCTTGCAATTGAGAACTTATTGTACATAGCGCAATTAAATAGGAAGTTCTCTCCGCCTTCTTCTTGTAGGTAATCTTGTAGTGTTTTCATCTGATTGGTTTTTGTTAGTTACTTAATTACTCCGTTCGGTAGTTTTACCATCAAAGTTATATTCGACTCGTGGCAAAGATTTTGGTAATACGCTGATTCCGAGCGATTATCGTTGACTATCGTTTCTATTCTGTATGACTCTAAAAACTTGTCTCTTTTGTCAGCCCCATTAGGAAAGTAAGACGCTATCATTACTTTAGGGTACATTTTCTGTTCTTCAATAGTTAGCATAGTGCGTGGTATTTGTGATTGGTTTTTAATTATACCCAAATATATAACAACTTTACTAATTATTCACACTCTAATAAAAAATAAATAAAAAAAAGAGGACTACTTGCCCTCTATGAATTGCGTGTAGCAAATTGCTACTGCTTGGTCTTTGTCTGGGTACTCGCTTCCGATGGCCTCCAAGCAGCGTTGGATGTATTCGGATTGCTTTTCACCACTTTTGGGTTGAGGGATTGGCATAGGTTAAAACTTTAAATGAAACTAATCTTTGAATGTCTGGCAACTCAAGTCTGCTTATCACATCCTCTCTGCCTTCTCTTTGATAGTATTTTCTTGTCGCTTCTTGCTTTGTGACAAACACAGGCTCTACAATCTGCTCACATAGCCGTGCAAGCTCCTGCGTTCTCACCATCACAAAACCTCCAAGCTCTGGCATATCAAATGCAATGTACTCGGCTTTGCCGTACATCCATCCATTGTCACCTTTTACGTTCTTGAACTCCACCCAGATAGTGTTGGGATGGTTGCCCCCTTTTACGTCTACGGATGTTGTTCCGTTTAGGCGTGTAACGAAGTAGTCAATGTGGTCGTAGATATCGGTGTTGCGGTCTGACTTCTCACAAGAGTAGCCGATGGCCTCGCAAGCCTCCACAAACCGCTTTGCAGTAATGTCCCCAACTTGATTGGAGTAAACCCTGCGCTCGTTACTAACTGACATAAGCGTTGTATAATGTCTCAAGCTCCTGCAACCTACCACGAAGGCAAGAGCCGCAGTTGGTCGGCTTCACGGAGTCTTTGAATACTCGGTTGTAGATTCTATTCACTTCCGTCTGCTCAACTGCGGTCACGGTGTTCCTGCCTCGCATCGTGCCGACGAAATCGTATTCTTCTTTGGTCAAGCATTCAGGCTTCCTGTACCTAAATAGCTTGTTCAGTTTCTCCTTACGGGCATCGCATCCGCAGTCAACACCAGTTGCTTCGCTAAACCAATCTACCGCAGCCTTGATGCCTGTGGCAGTTGTGATTTGCTCTATGGTATCACCCAAGCCGCTTGGCTTCTTTGTACGCTTGGTAGGTGTCTTGGCAGTCTTCTTGGATTCGCTCTCTTGCATTTTTTAGTGTGTTGAATATGGAACGTGCTGAAATCTTAGTCTCATCCGCTAACGTGCGAATGGACATATCGGTGTTGTGGTATAGTGCAAATATCTTTTTGTCGTACCAATGCCAGTCAGTTTGGGTTGACCATACCCTGTCGTAAAGTTGAATGAGCTGCACCTCTGCATCTTCGTTGGCCTCCTCGTAGATAAACTCCTCAAGGATGTCCACGTCTACGAATTCAAATCTTGCTCTCTGGCGCATCAGGGTGGCGTACATATTTCGCAGCGTAACGTACACAAAGAAGGTGTTGACCTCCGTTTCGTTGTACATTATCTTCTCGGCATCATCCACATATTTGTAAAGCCTAACGTACATCTCTTGCGTAAGCTCTTGGGCAAGGTCATCACTCGCCCCAAAGCTCTTGCACATCCGAATCCAATCCGTCTGGCGCTTTGCTAATACTGCGAGGAGTCCCAAGTGATTTCTACAATTACAACAAACAGAGCAAATTGCACCGTGTGCATCACAATATCTTCTTCAAGGTAGTCGGTCTTTGACCAGTTAGCCCCTACGATAAGCCCATAGATTGGGTAAAGTCCTACGTTAAAATTCATCAAATGTGCGTTTAAGAGTTAGATACAATTCCTTGTATTTAGATAACTCCGCAACGACTTCATTGAGTTTATTTAATTCCTGCTCCAACGCTTCAAAGTCGGGCTTGTCAATGCAAGCCATAGGATTCTCCTCCAAAACGCAGCAAGCAACCTTGTAGTAGTGCTGATAGTCCCCGTAGATAAGGCGGTCTTTGTGCATCCTTACGGCATACGCCACCGAGCTATGGTCTTTGTCTATGGCCTCACCCAGTTCGTGCAGGGTTGCGTGGTTGCGGAATGCTGATACGAATGCTGCTCTTGCAGTAGATTCTTTATGCGCACGGCTTCCATTGTCTTGAAACCCAAGACGGGCGAAGTATTGCTCTTTACTTACTTTTAATTGGCGTAGTTCAAATGGTCTCATTTGCATTTGCAGTGTTTAGCTCTGCCTTCTTTGTGATTGGTTATTATCTTGGTGATTGGCATAGTGAAGTGCTTGTGGTCTGAAAGTCTTTTAAACTTCATCTCACTTGCCCATTCCACTAAATTGTCATCCTTGTCTTGGATTATGGTGTAGTCTACCACGAGGTAGTCGGTTCCGTCAACAGAGAAACATTCGTACTTCTGAAAGGGTGAAAGGATTTGCTTCATAGCGAGTCCTCAATAATCCCTTGCAGGCGTTGTATCTCGTATATCATCTGCTCGCTATCAATCCGTAGCTTGGCGTTGGCAAGGTACATCTCGTTCATCTTGCCTTCGGTGAACTGGCGGTAGTCAATAAACTGCTGAAGGAGTAGGTCTGCGTAATGGCAGCTCATAACGTGGTGCAGGATGTCATCTTGTACCTCTCTGCCTTTTGCCTTGTCTGCTGCTTGCTGCGCCAACCACATCGCAGTACCTGCAAGCATAAGCTGCTTTTCGCGAATGTAGAGGTCGTGGCTATCGTCAGAAGGGTACATCAGTCGCAGGCGTTTCATCCATTTTAATTGGCAGCAAGTTACGGCCATTTATCACAAAGCCAACATTACCTAATACGCTCTGAAGTATTAAGGGAGTTTCAAGGGGCGTGATGCGCCCACCCGACTCCATCTCCTTGACCTTACGAACGTGGATGTGGGTGTAAATCCAATCGGTTTCGTGAGCCGCAAAGCGGTGAATCACGATTACACAGTCCGACCTATTGCCCCACTTGCCACCACCTTCAATGTCTGATGTGTTGGGAGGCATCGCCATCCCCTCATACTTATGGCCTTTGTAAAACACCTTGCGCATTGCTTCGGTTACTGGGTGAGCGTTTACGATTGTAGTGACGTTGTTCTGATGGGCAAACACACGCAGCGCAGAGGCTACCTCATAGTGATACTCGTGCATCCCTGTCTTGCCTAATTTCTTTTGGTCTGTTGATAGGGAGTTGTAGGGGTCTATCAATGCACCTGTGTAGTTCCATTCGTTCTTGATAGAGTTCATTACCTCAAGAAGCTCGAATGCGGTGAATAGCCTGTTGCCGTCTATGAATTGGAAGTACTCGTTGATGAAGTCCAACTTGCGGTACATCATCCCCTCATCAATCCCTTGAATCGGTTTGCATACCAAGAACTCAATGAGCTTACGCTTAAGGCTTGGCACTTCGTTCTCTGCGGAGTAGATGAGCCACTTCTTGCCGAAGTTATACGACTGCAAAAGCATTAGGTAAAGCAGGGTGTGGGTCTTGCCCACGTTGGCGTGGCCAACTACGACTACAAACTCACCGTCTTTGAGTCGTAGGTATTGGTCTACTTCAAAAACTCCGAGCTTGCCCGTGTCATAGTATTTGCCCTTGAGGGCGCGTTGGAGGTATGGCAACGAAGATTCGTTGCTCAGTAAGTCAGGATGTATCATTGTTTCTAATTGGTTTGACAAATATAACAAAATAGTTGACATAAAAAAACCCCTCCGTAGAGGGGCTTCACACAACGACCTAATATAAAACCAATCAGAAAGGGTCGTTGCGATTTGCGAAATGCTCGGTGTGTGATGCAGGAGCTGAACTTGCACCAGTCATCCAAGCGTTAAAGGTCTCTGCGTTGGCAAGGATGGTGTTCACATCGTGTTGCGCTGCACAAGCGTACTCAACCGCAGCCTTTAGAGCAACCTGTCGGATGATAGAAGCGGAACGGTCATCGGTCTTAGCAGCAAATGAGGTAGCAGATGGTGCGGACTGGGTGTAGCCACCACCACCAAAAGCATTGGCACGTTGGATTTTCACCGTGCCTTTCTCGTTCTTGGTGTACTCCACATCTTCGCCTACGGCATAAGGAGGGGTCTGTGATTTGGCAAAGGCAGTACCGAAGTCTCCATTGTCGAAGCGAACCTCAAGCTTGAATAAATCTTGCCATTGGCCTGTTGGGGTGATTGAAATAATTTTTGACATAATAGATTGGTTTTAGATAAATAGAATTGATTGCTGCTCCAATACATCAATACGAGCTTGAAGCTCTTGTATCTTGTTTTGAAGTGCTTGGATTTGTGCTTGTTGCACTTGCACCATCTCGGTGTAAACGTCTGAACTGAAAGATAAAGTCATAACTGATTGGTTTTAAGTTATACAAATATACAACTTATTCTGATACCAACAAACCCGTGAAGGTTATTTCTGCCGTGTCTTTTGTAATTGTCGTATCGTGAACCATCTTCAGAGACTTGACGTATTTGCGTGAGTCATCCTTCACGCCACCCCAAGTCTTAAAAGCGTCAAGCGCAAACTTCACCGCCATAATGGAATTATCAATATCGTAGCGGTAGTTTACTCTGCAAGTGATTTTCACATCGGTTATTTGCTCGCAGTCGTATGCGTAAAGCTGCGCAAGGACTTCATCCGAGTGTAAGTCTTTAGCCTTTTTGCGGACTGTCCAATGCCTTGATGCATAAAATGCATTTAAGCTCGGAACCTTTGTGACTACGACCTTGTAGCTTTTCAATTATCGGGAATCAGATAGCCGCATTGGATGGCGAAGTGCAGGTCTATCTTGGCAATCTCACCCAGTAGCTCTTGTTCTTTGTACTTCGCCTGTTGGCGAGCTTGGTATGTGGCTTCGCAGTTAGACATCAGCGTGGCGCACTCCTCAAGGATGAAGTCTATCTTCCTGCGCTTGGCTGGGTTAGTATAGTACTGCATACTTTCCTGTTGTTGTTTGGCTTCCTTCGCTTGTTGCGCTAATGGTTTGCTGCTCATCTTGGCGTTCAAGTTCAAATTGTAGGTGAGCGATGGCCTTTCTTATGTCATCGCAGATAGGATTGTGAGGTTTCTTCCCTGCTCTCATCAAGTAGGTAAGGGCAGTTCCAAGATTGTAATTATCAGGTTGGAAGTCCATCACCACATCCTTCGCCTCTATCTTCAACTTCAAGCCGATGTAGTACTTTGGTGTCATTTGCCAAAGGTACATCATCCCAATAAATGTAGATGTGGTCATTCATTATTTAGAATCATTACATATTAGCATAAGGACTTGCGTATGTCAATTTTATTTTGTTTTTTTTACAAGTTAACTTAGTTAGTTACTTAACTTAATCAACTATTAACTTGACTTTAATTAGTAGTTAGTCAACTCTTAACTTTACCAAACAACTTAAAGAAAAAGAAACTAAACAAAGAAAAAGAAAGAAGTTGCGTTCTAACGCATCCAAATACCTCAAGGCATACACTTATACCATTTTAGTATTTAAGTGCAGCAGGAGCCAAATAAACTTACTCTACGAGCTTATCTATCCACTTCTTGATGAAGTACGCAGCGACAAGGATAAGCCCAAGCATAACTGCCGCACCTTCAAAAGTCCATCCCCTCTGCTTCTTCTCCTTTGTGAGAATCTTGGTTTGTGTAACTCGGATGGTATCGGGCAAGCAAGTTGCCTCAACGTACACCTTTCGGTCGATGTACTGGAGTTGAAGCCTTACCTTGTCTTGGTAGATGGTCGTGTCCTTGTAAAGTTCCAGAGTGTCGGTCAGGTACTTTGTCTTGGTGACAATTACCGTGTCCCGAACAACTACACTCTGAAGGACTGGTTTCACAGTAGCGCAACTGCTAAGAGCCGCAAGAGTCGCAGTCAGCAGGATTGTCCACATTGCAAGTCGGTTGGGGTTTAGTTTCAAGTTCATTGAGCCAGTTATCAAAAGGTGAGGTACTTGGTTTTGCCATTGTGCTTTACTGCTTTTAGGATTTGTTTTCGGTTCTTAGTATTAGAATAACTAACGTGAACCCACGATGGCGCAGTATCAGAGCCAAATTCCCAAATGAGTTGGTCAAAGTCTAAATTGTCCTTTATCCAATGAAATAAAACATCGTTGCCTGCTTCGCACTTGAGGTCAGCAGCTTGGGCTTGAACGTGCTGAGAGGTCTTTGCTCCCCCTACTTTCGTGTTGACCGCAGGGCTGCGGTATGCACTCGTTACTTTGAGCGCACCTAAGGCATCTCTCGTGGGTTGTAAGACGTTTTCTGCAAGCGCACGGAGGTTGGGTTCCAAGTGCTTGGGTAAAGCGTTAGGAAGCCCTGTTTTTGTAGCAGTCAGTTCTCGGAGGGTGAAGTTCTTAGTCACGTTTTTAATATCAAAAGTTGTACGTTTTACACATTATGCGCATTTGAGTTTACACTTTGCACTTTTTGCATAGTGCTTAATGTATATTTAATTGCACAATTTGTAGTCATAATGTACAATAAAACGTACGTTAACAGGTAAAGTGCGCCTTAATGCACATTTTAACGACCCTGCGACTTGTAGGGCTTGGAGTAGTTCTTACTCGCCTTGTTGCTGCTTGCACTCTTGGAGTGCTTGCCTCGCTTCTTGCTCTTACTTATTCGTTGGCTTACCGCCTGTTGTTTCGCCATCTTTGCCGTCTTTAAAAAACATAAGGGCGAAAGCCCCGACCATAAAAGTCGAGACCTCCGTTAAAGTTGCACGGCCTCCCCAAACGAGTACGAAGCATAGTGCTATAATAAGAAGCCCCAAGATGGTGGTCTTGGGGTTCTTGAAGATACGCTCAATTAGCATCGCTCTTTTGTTTGAGGTAGTCCCTTCGCCACTTCCAAAGAGTGTACGCAAGTGAGGTTACCAGAACCAAAAGACCTAACGCTTGATGGGCGTAGCTTACGAGAAGTCCTGCTCCCGTTAAAGACCAAGACGTTAGAACGCTATCGGCTGACTCCTTTGTCATTTTCTTTTAGGGTGTTTTCGTATGCCGCAACCAAGACACAAACCTCATCTAATTGCATTAGTAGATTCGCCTCTTGCTGCTTTAATGCCTCAAGCCGTTGTGATAGGTGTTCCACTTACTCGGCTACAACTTCTGCAACGGGTGCAGGAATCATTGCCCAAGCATCGTTGGCAAGGGTGCGGTAGTAGCCATCAACTCCCAATACCTCATCGGCAGCAGGGTCGTTAACT